CGTATCTGAACAATACGAAGTTGTTTTCACCTAGGGTACATACACAACGCTCAGACAAGAAGTTAACCTCCATTGCATCGAGATCGCTAGTCTGTGCACCACCGGCAGAACCTGTGATCCAAGTCTTGTATCTACGATCTTCAGTCTCAGAAGCTCTGTAACGAACGTGCAAGAATGGTCTCTTAGCGTTCTTACCCATGATCTGATCGTACACAGTGGTAGAACCAGCAGGTACCAATAGACCAGTTACAGTACCAGTTGCAGATGCACCAGTAGGCAAGCCACCACGCAAAGTAGGATCATTCAAGTACTTCCAGTCAGACTTGTAGAAGTCATAACCTCTACGGAATCCAGTGAATCCAAGATTCAAAGCCATCTTCTCATCGTTGTCGAATAGACCATAAGAAGTACCTCCAGCACCGTAGCTGTTCTGAGCTGCCAACATATCGTCAATGTCAAAGCTGAATGCTCTGTTCAAGAAGATTACGTTCTCCTCGATAGATCCCTGCTTGTCAAGACGAGAGATGATGCTATCAAAGTCAGATAGAGTAGTTGGGTTACCACCACCCCATACGTTACCACGGTTGTTAACCACGTAGAAGATACCCTCAGAACCTTTGTTACCATAGATAGGGTTCAAAGAAGCGTTAGCTACACCAGATCCAGTCTCAGCAGGAACTGCTTCAATCATTGCAGTCTCAAGATAGTCTTCGAAACGTAGACGAGTCTCGTGCTCAGACTTCAAATACCAAAGGTATCCAGTTGCACCATTCTCGGTAGTTACTTCTACCCATCCAATCTGAGCCATGTCAGAACCAGATACTGCATACTTGTCTTTGATGATGATTGGAGAGTTGTCGAAGATTTCGTCTTCAGCTTCCAAAGAACCAATCATACCAACAGTTCCTTTCTTAAATTCAGAACCATAGATCCATACAGAAAGTACAGCAGTTCCAGAGAAAGTCTGTCCACCACCTTCGTAGTAAGCAACTTCGAAAGTATCATTAGAAGTGTTAACAGCAGTAACGATACCCTTGTTAGAAAGACCTGTAGCATTATCAGAGATAAATACAGTCTGTCCAGCACGGATTGCAATAGCAGTTACGTTAGCATCATTAACAGTAATAGTTGCAGAATCTGCTGCTGCATTAGCAGAAGAATCACAGTTCACATACTTAGTATGCAAACGACCTTGCTCAGCCCACTTGATCATATCAGAGTTGGATGGCATTTCAGCTCCTACCATTCTTAGGAAGGAAGCTACGGTACGATTACCATAACGCTCGAATTCTTTCTCGTAGGTATCAGGTAGATACTGGTTCAAGAAATCAAAGTTGGTAATGTAGTTAGTTGATAAAGGGACCTGCTCAGCACTTGGCTGCAACTGGAACCCAGGGGATGATAAAACTGGCATTTTTTTGTTTGTTTTTAGTTGTTAGATTTTTTTAATGCTGCGGATTTTTAGACCCCTTCCAGAGTCTGGCGCAACCGCCTTCACCTGCATTCCACCTTTATTAACAACCTCAGGAGCTCTACGCTCAGACATATTTATATTTTTGGTCTTACGTAAAACGTCATCGGTAGCATCCGCTTGCCCTTGCTCATAAAAGAACTTGGCAAACTTTTCAGGATTCATTGCGATAGACAAAGACTTGTGGTATCCAGCTGCATCCTTAATTAGTCCACTGTCATCCAAGAACTTATTAACAAAGTTCAATGGACTTGACTGAGCACTCTTTAATTCAGACCCAGATGCCGGAGCAAATAGAATCTTCTTATCGTTAACATCGAACTCAAATCCTTTGAAGTCTTTACTAAAGACCTCCTCTGTCTTTTGGTCGAACCATCTACGCTTTCGATTACTTTCCTCCTCTATAGTCTTTGACTGTTTTGTATACTGACGATAAGCTTCGAATTCTTCCTTCTCTTCTGGAGATAAGCCCATACCACTTGACTCAAGCGGAAACTTATATTTCTCTTTCTGAGAGTTGAAGTAATTCTTCGCCTCGGCAATAGCTTTCTTTCTTGCAATCTTTGTACGCTTAATCTTTGATTCCTCATCTAGGTCCTCATCGTAGGTATACTCCTCCATTAAGACATCGATATCATCAGAGTCAAGATTCTGCTGCGTATCTGCAAGGTACTCTCTAAGAAGACTGTCTGGATCCATAGCATCGTAGTCTTTCCTAAGCTTTAGGAAGTCATCAAAGCCACGGCCAGTATCCTTCTTATAATTTAAATAAGCTGAAACATCCTCAGGCAATTCTTCATTAGCCTGTCTCTGATCCATCAACTCATCGAACGAATTGATTTGCTTATTGTATCTCTTCCCAATATATGAAAGAACTTTTTCTTCAGATAGCTCCTCCTCTTGTGAAGTAGTATCCTGAGCTCCATTGTCAATACTAGTAGTATCAATAACAAGCTCGTTTTGTAATTCCCCATTGAGTTCTTTTTCATGTTTCTCAAGTAGCTCTCTCTCTACTTCTTGTACACTCTTTGGCTCAACTCCATCTAGTGATCTTACTTTAATTTCCATTTAATTAGATTTTATGTTACAAATATATATTTTTTTTTAACGTGGCTCAAACTCAGCCATGTCGAACCCATCGAGCGTATCCTCATTGGATTCAAAGCTCAATGGAGGCAAGTTGTTCTTCCTCTGATTAATCAACTTAGACTGCTCAGAGTTCTGCTGACTAATTCGTTTAGCCTTAGAGTCCTCCTTCATCATATCTCTATCTGCAAGTGCGGTCTCCTTTACGCCAGCAATCTGCATCTGATAGTTAAATTCTTCAGCCATCAACATTCTCTTCAGCTCTGCCTCTGCCTTTAGCTTCTCAATATCGAACGCCACCTCAGCCTGCTTAAGCTGCATCTTAGATTGGGTATCCAATTGAAGCTGTTGCATAGCTACCTGAGCAGCAAACTCTTGAGACTGCAACTGCTGCTGAGACATCATCTCCTGCTTCTGCATCATCATCTTCTCTTCTCTCTCCTGCTTCTTAATCCTCTTCATCTTAAGTAGCTGGTTAGCAAGCTTTAGATTCTTAATCTCTCTGATGTCAATAGCATCCTCAAGATTAATATCCCCCTTGGACAATGCCATCTGTACGTTAGCCTCTAGCTGTGCCTTCTGCTCTTCGTCTGGAGAAATCTCAATAAAGATACCAAAGTCATAGATGTACAGATCTTTGATGTCATTCAATATAGATACGTTGTACTTACCAATCTTATTAGCGAAGTCATCCTTAAAGTCAGCGTACTGCAAAATATCAGCAACACGATACGTAAGTGCCTCAGCAAGTGTTCGGTAAATAAATAGACCACTCTCAAGAATATGTCTAGTAGCCGTGTTTGAGTTAAGAGCTGCAAGCTTCTGTACACCAACCAATGCGTTAGGGTCAGGGTTAGATCCATCTCTAGCCTCATTGAGACCAGTTACAGAACGGATCATATCTAGATAGTGATTGTAGTTAGCAATCAGCATCTGAGTCTTAGCCGCACCTGAGTTAGATGTAAGCTGCTGGATAGGAACTCGTGCATTGTTGAACTCACCATCCTGGGTGTAGCTTCGGCCAATAACACTACCTGTCTGGAAGTATAGTCTCAACGCATCCTCCGGATTGTAAGCCGCACCTGTTCCCAAGTCAACCTCATTCAATCCATCCGCATCAATGAACACACCATCTGGTACCGTACGTGCAATGACCTGCTGTAGCTTTAAGTGAGTCAACTGAATCAAGTCAGCGAAAGGAATCATCCTTCTCACCAACGACTCAATCGCACCCTTGTACATTCGTGGCGCACATGCCACATAGTTAGGTATAGCATGCTGAGATGCAGACTTTGGTCTTACCATGTTCTCGGATAGCTCCCACTTCAACAAGAAGTTAGTGCCCATCACCATCACACCATCATACCAAACGTCAATTGTCTTCTCCAGCTTCTCAAATTTCCCATCCTCCATCATCTCTACAGGAGGATTGAACTGGTCATCCTTCTCTATAATGCGACTGCCTCCACCCTCAAGAATCTTCTTCTTGTAGACCATCTTCTTGGTGGTCTTGTAGTTGAAGTAAAGTAGGGTACAGGTATCACGATAGAACATACTGTTCTCGTAGAATCGAGCAACATTGTAATAGTCGTACCAGCTCTGAGAGTATTTGGATATCTCATCCATCTGCTCACGTGTAAGAGTCGGGTCAATCTTTAGTAGCTCTGTCATTGGAAGAGTCTTTATCTCTCCCCAATAGAAGCAGTCCTTAAAGAATGGGTCTTCAGTGTAGCTGTACACAACATTAGCTGGGTCAACATAGGACACCTCAACACCAGATCCTAGTAGGAACTCATGCTTAGCAATACCAATACCAATAACAGCAAGGTCATAGTCAATTCGCTTACGTGTATCCTGGTAGTGGTTCTCATCAAAAATTGTATTGATAGCCTCCTCTTCAGCTATCTCAATCGCAGGCTTATACTTAAGCTGCATGTATAGTGATAGCTCCTCATCAGTCTGAGGCAGCTCCTCTGGATTTGTTACAAATGGGTCAACCCCAGTTTCATTCTGTATCTTAGAGAGTAGATCCTTAGCAAGCATCTGGCTCTCAATCATGTCCTGATACTTACTTCTCTTGGCTTGAGACATCGCATCCTGTGCGTACGCCTTAACCTTAAATAGTCTGTCATTCATGCCGTTAACGACAATGTCTACAAACTTAGGTAAGATAGGTACAGGAGTCCAGTCAAGGTTTAGGTAAGACAAGTCACCATCAATTGCTAACTCATTCTTATATTTCTGAATGGACTGCTCACCACGTGCGTATAAACGCAAGCGATTAAACTCAGCCCATTGATTGTAATATCTGCATTGACTTCCATCTTTTCTAAACCACTCGTACTGAATGGCTTGACCAACCTGAAGACCAAACTCAGGCGTAGCTTTCTCCGAATCAGAAACAAACTGGCTTGGAAATGCTGTTGAAGATATATTAACTACGACATCTTTCATCTAATAATTTGACTTTGATTTCCAGTGTTAGCGTACTTTGCGAAATTAACACTAATTTTCGACTCTTTTTTATCTGGTAAATATACATGTTTTTGATTTGCCATTATAGCTAATCCAGAACTGATTGATGCATCGTGCTTTGTTCGGTCATTAATATCAAACTTAGCCCAGTCCTCAAGCGTCCTAATGAATGGCATTGTGCCTATCTCATCTGCCGGTCGGTAGGTAGATGTCATATCAAACCCAATGAACTTCTCAATGTACGACTCAATAGCAGAGGCGTGTGCCTGCTTCACTTCTTCACTTGAGTTAGGTATACCGCCAAGCTCACGCTCTGTCTTGCTCAGCTTGTTTAGCACCCTGTCAGGTCTGTTCAATGAGAACGCTCTGTAGCCCCTGTTCTTAAAGTGGTACAGTATACGTGCCTTGTTATTCTCCGCAAGCATCGGCATGCCATAGAACACACAGGCCATCAGTACATCCTCAAAGAATATCTCAGCAGTCTGTGGTCTAGCAATGTACTCTAAGAAGAACTGGTTCGCAGGAGCATCGTCCATGTGGTATTTAGTCATACCATGCAACGCACCATTAGATCCCCTTCCACCTACAACCGCAGAGATATCGTACGGGTCACAGCCAAATGAGCCAAGGTGCTCGTTGCCAGGATACTTCATTCCGTTCCTAGTCACCACATTGTTCTGCATGTTAGTAGGAGGCACCCAGCTAATCAAGAACCTGCCACGTTGGTCAGGTGTCCATATAACCTTGCTGTCCTTCTCCCCATCCTTCCAGTGAAACGAACCACGTGTAACCATCTGACCCTCAATCATTGAGTCGTTGTAGTCAATCTGCTGATAAATCTTAGTCAAGTTAAAGATAGATGACTTGCTCTCGTCCCTGAACGCATGGCTCTCCGTGCGAGGGAACTGGCGATAGAACTCGTTGAGTGCATCGGCATCATTCTTCAATGAGTCCACCTCTGCCTCCCAGTAGTCTATAGCACCATTACGTATCATCTGGTTGTCAACACCAAGGATAGGAGCGTTAGGCTTTCTAAGTACAGGCATGCCGTACCTATCAATGAATCCCTCCATGTTCCACTCCATTGGTATAAACAATGAGTATAGGCCACTCTTAGTCTGTCCATTCGCATTCCTAGTTAATACATTTGAGTCATCGTATAGCTTCTTATAGTTGTCTCCACCCTTGCTCAACGCATTAGATGTAGATCCCATCATGCACTTGCCAATAATCTTACTACCCACTCTGAGACAGGTCTTGGTCACTCGCCAGTTGTTGAGAATATTATTTGGCTTAGTCCACTTAGCACTCTCATCATGTGCCAAGAATAGTAGCTTCTCACCATCGTAAGAGTTCTCCTCAGTGTTCTTCCAGTCAATGGTGGTATCAAGGCCAAGCACATCGTTGTCTCCGACAGTGGACATGTTCTTCTTAGTAATCTTAGATGCAGGGACCCGGTACGCAAGCTCTGTCTTTGGCTTGTCCATACCATCCATGATAGGTCTGAAGAAGAATGGTAGCCTGCTATTTATTGGGACCACCTTGTCAGTGAACATCTTCTTAGCATCGGCACCTGTCTTAGATAGGATACCAACACGAGAGTCACGAGCAAGAGTGGCTATGTTAACGCACTCAGATGATGACATGAACGAGAACCCTGAGCGTCTAATCTTTAGGTATATCATGCCAAATGCCCTCATGTCTGCTTTGCATGCCTCCCAGAATATAAAGAATATGCGGTTAGCCTCACGGTAGTCTGCGTATCCAACGTCAATGCTGGACCACTGCAAGTACATGTAGTGAGATCCAGTGATGTATGTAGGCTCACCATTGTTCATGAACCACATGCCATCCTCACGCCTATTAAACTCAGACTCAATGTAGTCTACCCAGCTGTCCTTAAACTCAGCAGGCATCTCATTCCAGTGGAAGATTGACTGTATCTTTGATAGTTCCTTTGGCAGCTCCTGCCTCTCCCAGTACTGATCCCTAATATTATTGCTCCTTGAGAAGCAATCTTTAGGTGCTTTAGGTAAGGCCACATGTAGCCCTGATATATTTATGATATCACCTATCTCTCCGGTCCTAGATATAACGACCATGTCGTACTGCTCATTATAGCCGTACATCCATGTCCTTCCGCTGTTCTTTTTACTTAAAGCGTTCTGAGGGACGTAGTCCTTAACGATTCGATATAGACCTTCGCTCTGCAAATCCTTGTTTGGTTTCTGTTCTGTTCACTCCCTTATCCAGCATATCAATAGCTTCACGCTCAGCCTCTATCCTATTGAGGATTTCAAACGCATCAAAGATGGCTAACTTCTTTGTCGCTGCGGCATTCTTTAACCTATCAGCAGACAGCTCATCCTCATCATCATGCTTAATGATAGCTTCCTTGGCCACCTTAATAAGCTGCTCTACAGCCTGGTGCCCTGCCTCAATAATCTTTAGCTTAATTTCTTTCGGGTCTCTCATAGCTTGATAGTTATCTGATGATCATATATCCTATACAGCTTCTCGCCATCCACATCAAACTCATACTCACTGTCTGGCTTGAAGCAGACTAGGTCTCCTGCCTGTATACCCTGAGATAGGAGGTAGGCATTAGGGTACACCATCTCACCCATGAGTGGCTCGTGAGTGAATGGCTTCTTAATATATGACTCAATTGCTGCAATAGGTTTAACAAAACAGTACCTGTCATAGGTGTACCAAATATCGCCTCTGCGATATAGGTAGAACTGATCAGGCTCAATGAAGAACTTATCGTCTCTAAAAAATGACCGACCACTCTTGCGTCTACCCTTGATGTCATTGTAGAACTTGAATGCATTATGGTGTACCAATAGTGTATCACCCTGCTGCACAGGACCATCGTATCCATAGGGCACCTCAATCACCTCAGCATATCTGTTGGAGAACTTGTGGTCTTCCTCTGATGTGTTGACAATAAAATCAATGCCACCAATATCCTTGGTGTTGTTGTATCGCTCACCATTAATTGGCCTCACGATAAAATCGAATGGGGACTGCATTAGTAGTTTATATTGTATTCAATTGCAACAGGCATAGTGTAGTTGAACTCCTTCCAGAGTACTACCTCCTGCTTCTCGTTTATAATATAGATCCTAATGGCTCCTGTGTCTATGGTAAACTTAATGAGATGAATCTCATGACTATCACCAAGCACCTTCTGACCCACGATGTAATGCATTGATCCACCCTTGTAATCTGGGCCTATTGATATTTTTCTTATGTCCATTAGATTAAATTTTAGTGGGGTGGATGCTTAATGCACCACCCCTAGTTGGTCTGTCCCTGTGATTCGGTACACGTTTCCTGCCACAAGACCACCTGATAGTGCTGCTGCGTTGTTAGCGTAGACAGGCACGGATGGTAAAGGCATAGCTAGGATGCTACCAATAGTGTAGTTCTTGGTGATATTGCTATCCTGAGCATCGGTACCGATTAACTTATCGCTGTAAGATACGGTAGCATCTGTTGAGTATGAGCTTATTTTTGCCATTTTATTCTTCGGTTACAATTGGCTCAGGCTGTGGAGGTACAGGAGTTGGAGGCACTGGTGGTACATAGTCACCTGTGATGGTTAGGTTCAGTTGTTCTGCTACCCAATCCCATGCATAGGAGTCCACTTCCCATTGGGCGTAAGCCTCGCCTGACATATTCAAGTTGCCTTGAGCTACTTGTTGACCTACATTACCCTCTGCTGTTTCAGATAGTAGTTGATAATAGAATGTCGCACTTGTTCCTAGTGTAA